AATGTCGCAGATAGTTGCAGGTCTGATACCTGTTTTCCTCGCCAATTCTGCTTGTGTCATGCGATATTTGCCAAGAATAGTAGATAAATGGATCTTAATCATAATAACGCCCCAAGTAATATAATACCTTAAAGCGTTATTATTTACATAAATATGTAATATTATTACTAATTTAGTAATTTGTTATTATAACTTCTTTGAATTCTGCACGATTTTCATTTGTTACAGGCAGTAAGTTATGCCTGCTTATGTTTCTAATGTTATAATCTTTGTAAAGATTTCTGATAAAATCACAATCATTATAAGATAGTATAAAACGCCCTTTAATCGCCTTTAAAACGGCATTTAAACGGATATGGTCACCATTATTAAAGCTTACATATTTTTTGTTATAATAGCGTTCTGAGGCTACATATGGCGGATCTATATAGAACACAGCTTTTTCACGGTCATATGTTTTAATAAGTGATTCAAAATCCCTGTTTTCTATTATAACATTTTTCAGCCTTGCTTGATAAGTAGGAAGAGCATCAATTATATTACTTATCGTTTTCACGGCTGTAGCAAACGAACTTCGATTACTGCCAAAGCTGCACTTTATAAGATATAAGTACCGGGCTGCTCTCTGTAAGTCAGACAGCTCAATTTTATTTTCAATCTCATAGCGATACTGATTAAATAATTCACGGGATTGAAGCCAGTCAATTTCAGACTGCAATTGTGAACAATTATACTTAATTTGACGATAAAGATTAATCAAATCACCGTCAATATCATTGAACACTTCCATTTGACCTTTGATTTTATTTTTTCCAAAAAGCACCCAGCCTGCTCCGCCGCATACCTCTATGTAACGCTCGCACTCAGCAGGAATAAGCGAAATGATTTGATTTTTCAGATGACTTTTGCCACCTATCCAGCCTATAAAACTTTTCATTTTGTACCTCCATAATATTAATGTTTGGGGCATTATTATGAAGGGAAAAATAATTTATTTGCTCTCGACCTCCGGCAAGCCTGCTATACTTGTAAGGACAGATAGAACACCTGCCAACGCACTGGTTGACAATACAACTGCCCAATCAACCTCTCTTATCATTGCTGTTGTGCCAATGGTTGCAATAGCTGTTTGAGCAACAGTCTTAATAGCACGCACGGCAGCAGCTTTTATCCATTTTTTAAAATTGTCTTTCATTGTTTTATACCTCCCACAAATTGATACCTTCCATAACCGCCCTCGCCTCAAGTACGGCAATATAGTCTGCCATTGATTTAATCTGCATATTATATGTGCTGCGTGGACAAGTCGGAACGAAAGATAGTTCTCCCTTATCCCAATTATCAAGCATTTTCTTCAATCCCTTATAACGGATTACTAACTGCTGATATTCTGCAATAAATCTTTCCTTGTAGTCCTCACTCACCATACCGTTAATTGTTTCTGCTAAAATCATAATAATTATTCCTCACTTTCGCAAATAATTTTTTTGTTTTCAAACTTTTTATATGCGTCAAGATACATTTCGCCTTTGTCACCATTGTACGTGCATTCGTAATACATCCCGTCGTGTAATGTTGTGCTGATAAGGCATTTGTGGTTTTGCAAAGTCTTACACGACCACACCACAAAAGTGTCAAAATCAGGTGTATCATCTGACTTATCTAAATGATTTAACACATACTTGTTTACCTCTGATACTGCAAGTTTAATAAAATTTGCATTTGTCATAATATTTTACCTCCAAAATTATGTCAAAGTAATCTGCACACCGTCAATTTTAGTGCCGAGAAGTCCTGCGTAACCGTCCTGATTACTGTCTTTTTCTGTATTATGCTGCCAATCCCAAAAGCCTGCACCCTGCTTACGCACTCTGTATGTAGCCTTGAAGTCGCTCACGCCGCTAAACTCGACCTGTACGGCATCAATGACTTTTTCCTTGATGCCTGCAAATCCGTTTCGATTATCATTGATGTTGTAACCTGTTACCCAAGGCAACCAGTCACCGTTGAGCAAGTGCACACGATAGCGAATTTTACCTCTTGATACCTTAAGAGCAATAGCAGAAATCGCCTGCTTGCTTCTTCCTGCTATGTTGCTAAGACCTTTTACTTCGCTGTACCATTTGTGATCAGCAAATACACGATAAGTCAGCGTTGGCTTTTCTGATGTGTTCTTATCAGCACAATTAAAAAGACTCTCATCATACACAATGTTAGTATCAAGCCTGCCGTTGTATCCATTAACACGACCTGTTGAACTATTCTGCCAAATATCACAGTCAATCTCTGCTTTGTCATTGTACTGTGCAAGCCAAATACTGTATTTTCTCTTCAATTTATCATAATCAAGATAGTTGTTAAACCAATTCAGATTGGCATATACACCTGCTCTGTAGTTACTTTTCTTGATCGTTTCGCAAAAGCGTTCCGCAATTTCTGTAAGTTTTGCTTTGCCGAGTTTAGTTTGTGAATTATCTTCCAAATCATAATAAATCGGCATATCAAGAGATTTGTTATTAATGCATTCAAGGCAGGTCTTTGCCTCTTTTTCAGCATCACTAACGCTGTCGGCATAGCTGTACCAGTAAACACCGATTTTCATACCAGCGGTTTTTGCGTTGTAGTAGTGGCTTTCAAACATACTGTCTTTCTGACTTGCTTCTCTGCCATAGCCTGCTCTTATAATGACCGCTTTTATACCGTCATTTTTCATTTTGTTAAAATTAATGCCTTGCTGAAATTCTGAAATATCAACACAAGTTACTTTTGCCATAATCAACCCTCCCAAACTGCCATAATAGCGTTGTAGTACTCCTCGCTGAGCTGTTCCTTTAAAATCTCTCTGTCACTCTCGCAATTTGTATATGCGTTTCGAACATTGCCGCCGACCTGCATTTCTGTGCCGTCGATAACAACAAACTTCTGTCTTAATACGCTTACACTGTCTTTTGTAAGCATATCGAGTGTGATTTTTTCTTTAAGTTCCATAGAATTACCTCCTACTGTCTGATATATGTAATTGTAAAATTGATTTTCTCGTCCTCTGCAAATTTATCCGTTGGCGAGCTGATGTAAAGCCATGAGCCGTCAAGACGGATATTTCTCAGCTTATTTGTAGTTGAGTACACAGCAATACTCGAAAATCGACTTTCGTTTTTTGCAGGGAAAGGCAAGCCTGCCATCTGAATATACGATTTATCCGCAACAAGTTTTGTAATATTTACCGACACCGTAACCACCTTGCCGTTTTTCACATAGTTAAAACCGGCCTCGTTGCCGTCATAAATCGCCTGCGCCGGAGATAATTCTCCTGTACCGCTCTCGAAATTTGAGCTATCATATTTTTTTGCAATACTTTGATTAAGAGTATTAACACTGTTATATAAGGTACCGCTTGTGATATAGTTAGGACTTTTCTCTTTAGGTGCGGTATCAAATGGCATTTTGTCGAGCTTAAGGTTTAACGATCTGTTTATATATGTTTTATCATAAGCATCGGTAATTCCGTAGCCTTCCAAAGTAGTTGCTTTATCAGCTTTTTTATTAATACTTTGATTAAGAGTATTAACTTTGTTATCAATACGTTTATTAATAGTATTAACACTATTGTATACCGTGCCACTTGTGATATAGTTAGGACTATTCTCTTTAGGTGCGGTATCAAATGGCATTGCGTCAAGTTTACGGAGTAATGCCTTATTCAGATATGTTTTATCGTAAGCATCGGTAATTCCGTAACCGGCAAGAGTATCCGCCTTATCAGCTTTTGTAAGTACTTCATCTTTTACTTTTTTGATTGCAGTGTTTATGTCATCTTTTGTTGCGAGCGTACTACCTGCTGGTTCATATTTTGACTTGCTATTAATAGCTTTTTCAGTGATTTTAACAATAAAATGCTGTGCTGTAATAACAGCTCCGCTGCTGTCAGACAGCACAACCTCACATTTAGTCACGCCCGGCAAAGATAAGACTTTATCGGTAAGCTCAACAACGATTACATTATCTGATATTGTGCAATTTTGAGACTCTGCAACTATAACATTATTAGTTACAGCGTTAAGAACAGCAGTCATTGTACTGTCAAGGGTAACTTCTGCATCATTAGCTGTAAGTGTTACATCAATAAATCTTGATTTTTTGTCTAATTGATGACTGTATAAAACCGAAGTTGATGTATTTTTGAGCAGGTCTAAATTAAGTTTGTAATGCTGTATGTTCATCATTGCCTCCTGTTTCTTCTGCAAAAATGACTTCGGATTCAGCAGGAGCTTTATCCTTATCGTTTTCACAAACTGTTTTTTCTTCTGTGATAAATTTCATAATAACCTCCTACCAAGTTGCTTTTTGTAAAATTCCGTTTTTGAATGTCAGCGTAAATTCTTTCCATGTATTTGCTGTACCGTCACTTCTGAACGATGTAACATAGTAACCTTTAAAAGTCCCGCTAATAGAACCGCCCTCAAATTTCCAATCGCTCAAAACTGCTTTGCGTAAATAATTGTTATGTAAATTAAGATCACACCCGGTATGAAGTTGGTCTTTTTCGTAATCGTCAGAAAGCTTTTGAGCAGTATATGTTAGTTTCATAGTGAATGCTTCTGCATCGTCAGAACTCATATATGCCCATGTCATATACGCACTATTTGAATTGAGGTCAAAAGCTAAGCCTCGTTTGCTGTCATCGTTTAAATATGAGTTTGTACCAATCGAGCCGACTTCATTATCATTGTAATAAAAGTCTTGTCCATACTGATTAAGTGACATCAGCTTTTTATCTGATATGTTATAAATATTAAGCTGTGCATTTTCAAACTTTATGTACTCGGATATGTTGTTCCAAGCAATTCGCACATCTTCTGCCGATTGCTGTAAAAGCGTACTCCAACGATTTGTGCCAACAACTTTATTGACTTCGAGAAAAAGTCCCTCTGCGGTCTGAGTAAACAATGATTCATTAACAGAGCTTGCCCAAGATTCAGACACATGGAGAACAGTTGTGTCTAAATCTTGCTTGATTTCATTTACTTTAGTTCTATCGTGTAGCTGTTGAGCGTTAAGCTCTGTAATACGATTATTAATAGTTGTCAGTTTACCTGTGACTTTTGCAGGAATTGAGGAAAGAGTAACTGTATTCAAAATTGCCTTTGCAGGATATTCCTTTATTTCAACAATGCGAAAGTTTTGTTTTCTCTTGCGGTTGCGGTCAATCAGAGTGACTACATCATACAAGTTATACGAAAGAATATCTTTGTAAATATCCGGCTGTGCCTTTGCAAGGTCAATGACCTTGCAGGTATATGATTGCTCCGGCTGTGCCATATTTGCAAGTTTAACAACTGCGTCATCATAAAGCGACTGAGCGTTAGTATATCGTTCATCACGCCACACGCTGCTGATTACCTTGTCTGTATAATCGTGATTTTCTATGTAGTCACAGCCGTTATTAACGCTTGCAATAGATAAGCCGTCTTTGCCGTATGCATACAGTCTTGTGACCAATCCCGATGAGTTGCCTTTGAAGTTTAAGTCTGTAAGATTTAATTCGTCGGTAAAATATACTCCCTTAGGCTCAGTATTGTTTTCGGGCTTTATAAGAGTTATCGTTTTTTGCTTTGTATTGTACTCATACACATTGCCGTAGCTTGTGGAATTGGTACATTGGTTTAAAATATCAAGCACAGTTACATCGCTAAGATCGAAGCTGCAACGCTTGCTTACAAGGGTATCGTTTTTAACACTCCAGTCGGTATTGGAAAGTATTTCAGTACATATGTTATGAAAGCTCTCTGTAGTCTTGTTAAAGCTTGTAAACATATCTGCACGAAGGTCATCAAGATTAAGCTCGCAGACAATCGTTGAAACCGTTTTGCGTTCGTGAATACTTTTAATCAAATATCTCTGATTATCGTATTCAACCTCACCGTCCAAAGCAAAATATTTATACAAGCTGTGCTTAGGCGATATGTCAAATTGCAGGCTCATCATACCGCCGTAGGTTTTTGTAACGCAAAAGGTGCTATCAATATCTGTAAACAGCTTTACATCATTGTTGTAAAAGATTTTTAAAACCATTTAAACACCCCTTAAATCACACATAAACAGGCGTGTAAATTACCTGAATATCAGCCTGAGAATTATTACAGCTTATTGTATTAGTTCCGGGATAAAGCAAAGGAAAATCAATTAAGGTGCTGTCAAGGAACTTATTAACTCCGCCGAGCGTAATTAAACCAAGCTCACCGTCAAGAACTAACGGTGTATTTGCCGAAATATTAATAACAACTATTCCCATAATTGAAAGCAATGAGCTTTGCTCGGGTAATGTCACCTTAAGCTTAAACTTACAGGGAGTAGTTGACTGACAATATATTTTACCGTTCGGAGCAACATCAGCAGTTACAGTTGGTTTATGTCTTATTGCATTAAATGTGTAAGTTACATCGTGTTCTCCGCTGCTGTCAAATGTAGCAGCGGAGATTGAAGTAACAATTGAAGTGTATATGTATCCGTCCGGCAAAGCTATTTCAACTGTTTTACCGATTAGTTCTGCCTCAAACCTTGCAATATTATCGGTCGCAGCTGCGTATCTGTCCGTAATCTCTGTTCCTTTTGCAGAACAACCATCCAAGCAAGGAAAGAATGTAAGAGTAACAGTCAGCGTTCTTGTTCCATATTCGGTTGAATACAGTGCAGGCATTTTGACAAGATTAGTATTAGCTGAAACATTATTTGTAAGCGTTGTACCGCTTACAGCATAGCTAAGCAGTCTTGCACTGTAATTAGAAATATCAATGTTATTTACGGACATCTCTGTCATAGATTGTTACCCTCCCATGCTAATTCCTCCGACATATACGGAGCTGTTGCAACTGCAAACTCTCTGCCGTCAACCTCAAGATGATTTACTATGTTGCCTTGTAGCACTACTTTTTGTTTATCAGCATTTTGCATATCGACCGTATGCACCACATTAGCTGTAAGCTGTTCTGCTACAAAGCTTTTACCTTCTGCTACGGCAGCACGCATTTTCGACACCAAGCCGTTAGCTGACACGCCCGACTGCAAGCGTTCGGTAAATTTTGACGCCACATCATCGGCTTGCTTATACAGCTTCGGCGCTTCGTCATCAAGACCTATTTCGCCGCCCTCAAGAGTATACTTAAAGATTTTTCTGAATACCTTTGACGGAGAGTGTATATCCCACTTCTTTTTGAAAATTGCAAGAATATTATCAGCGACCGATGAAGCACTTGCATATAGCTCAGGTGATCTTTCTTTTATTCCGTTAATCATTCCCTGCATAGCTTCATCCATGGTCTCTTGGCATTCAGGAGGCAATTGGTCATAATTGTTAATAATATCTTCAACAACTTTTTTATCTTCATCTGAGATTTTACCGCCGTATAGTTCTGTTTGAGATAGCATAGCTAACCAAGTTGAAAGCTGTTCCTGTTGATTTGTATCAAATGATTTTGTGAATTTATCGTTTATATCAGCCAATTTTTTATTATGTTGCGAATACTCATTTGCAATTAATTGGTCATATTTTTGTTCAATAAGTAATGTATCGCAACCGCCTGAATCATATTCTTTTTTAATTTCAGCCTGCTTAGCTTGCTCAAGTGCTACAAGGTTGTCGTTACTTCTTTTGTTTTCTCTTGCAATATCTTCATTATACTTTTTTTGATTTTCGGAATAAGTTTTTAAACCATCAGCTCTATCTTTATAGCCATCTTGTAAAATTTTGAGAGTTTCGGAACAAAGTGTATTAGCTTCGGCAACTGCAGCATCATAGTCTTTGTTGGCGGCTTCTCGCTGTTGGTTATACCATTCATCCGTATATTGCTCATCAGTACCAATTAAAGCTCTTTTTTCTGCAAGCCAATTGATTTTTTGCTGTTCAGCCGCTTTAACAGTGTCATCTCTCGTTTGTTCTGCTGTTGCGGTATATTCACTTGAGTAAGCCTCATATTCTTCAAGTGATAAATCGTGATTTTCGGCTAAATCTTTAGACATATCCTTAACAACGCCCTGATAAGCTTCCTGAACCTTTAGCTGTTCATCTGCAAGCTCCTTTTGCTTTGCGAATAAATCATCAAGTCTTTGAATTTCTTCCTCAGTCAGACTTGTTCGTTCTTCTTTGGCGTGTCGAGCTATTTCCGTAATTTCAGTCTGTACTTCATCCATTTTTTGAGTTAATTCAGACTGTCTTTCATTTGAAATAATGATAGCATCATTAAATCCTTCGAGTGCATCTCCAGACTGCGAAAGGCTGTTAATATAATTTGTTGCACCATCAGCAACATTAGCATAAGCTTCAGCTATTCCTTCATACGATTCTGCAAGAAGTTGCTCAGATGACGTTTCTTGCTCAACACATAAATTCAAAGCTGCTATTCCTGCTGCAAGAGCGGCTACTGCAGTGATTACTATGCCTATCGGATTCAGATTCATAGCTAAATTCCACGCATACTGTGCCGCTGTAGCAAGTGTGATTTCGCCTGTGAGAGCGGCTACCGCTATCTGCTTGAGCGTTATTGTTCCGAGCGATGCAGCTTCGGCTAAACTTTCAGCTGTAACCGCTGCTGTGTGAGCTTGGAATAGTGAAGTAATAGTGGATATAATAGTGTATGTTTTGAATGCTGCATATAAAGATGTGACAATAGGTAAAAGTATGTCAAATTTATCAGCAAGAAAATCAACTGCTTTAGACAAAGGTGGCAAAACAACCTTTGTTACATTTGTAAAAGTCTTTCCAAGGTTGACAACAATGTTTTTTACGCTGTCAATAGCCTTTTTAAGACCACCGTTTTCAAATGACTTTTTAATAGTGTTTACAGCCTCTTTAACGGGTGCTTGAAGTTCTTTGGGCAACAGCTTATTAAGATTATCAACGAGTTCTGAAACAATAACCTTTGCGGCTTTGATTAAGTCAGGTGCGTGTTCGATAACGCTTGTTATTAAAGTCTGAATTATATTAACAGCAGACTTTGCAAGTTTATCGGCATTGTTTGCTATACCGTCAACAAAAGCCTGTAAAAAGTCAACAGCGGCATTCAGCATTTCAGGTGCAGCCTCAGCCGCTTTTACTGCAAGCTCTCCAAAAATAGAGCCTGCCTCTTCAATCATTTCCGACAGTCCGCCGTTTTTGAAAGCCTCAGTCAAGCGGTTTACATAGTTTTGTGCCTCGACAGCTGCTTCTTGCAAGGGTTCTGACATACCCTCATAAATTTCAATGCCTAAGCCCTCAAGTCCTGATTTAAGAATAGTAATTTGACCTTGCAGGTTATCCTGCATTGTATCAGCCATTGCTTGAGCCGCACCGTCAGCGTTGTTGATGTTCTGAGTAAGGTTGTCAAAGTCGCTGTCGCTTGCGTTGATAATCGCAAGCATACCGCTCATTGCTTCTTTACCAAAGAGAATGCTTGCTGTAGCAGCCTGTTCGGTTTCGCTCAATCCGCTAAACTTCTCTCTAAGCTGTTTCATTACATCTATAAGAGGCAAAGCGTTACCCTCTGCATCAGAGATTGATATGCCGTATTCAGCCATTACATTTGCCATAGCCTCAGTCGGAGAGGCAAGGTTAGAAAGTGCAGTCTTTAGGCTTGTTCCTGCCATACTACCTTTAACGCTTGCGTTAGCCATAAGACCGAGAGCAAGGGAAACATCTTCGACAGAGTAGCCCATTGTGCCGGCAAGAGGAGCAACATATTTAAAACTTTCACCAAGCATAGATACATTAGTATTTGCACTTGATGAGGCTTTGGCAAGTACATCTGCAAAGTGTGTGCTGTCTGATGCTTTAAGGTTAAACGCTGTAAGTGCATCTGTAACAATATCTGATGTTGTTGCTAAGTCCAAACCGTCAGCGGCGGCAAGGTTCATAATACCGTCAATACCGTTGAGCATTGACTCTGTGTCCCAGCCTGCCATAGCCATATATTGTAAAGCAGATGCCGACTCGGATGCAGAGAACTTTGTTTTTGCACCCATTTCTTTTGCCTTATCGGTCAGACTTTGCAATGAATCATCTGTTGCACCGCTGATTGCAGATACTTTTGACATAGCAGCCTCAAATGACGAGCCGACTGTTGCCGCTGCGGTTGCTCCTGCACCGAGTGTGGCTGTAATACCTGCGAGCGTTGCTGTTACAGCAGATACACCCGCTTGAGCAATTGATTTTATTTTATCAATACCGCCCTTAAAGCCGCTTGTATCTATTTTTGTATCAATTTTAATAGAGCCATCATATGCCAAATTACTCACCACCTTTAAGCGTTGAGGTCATCGGCACATAATGGCTCTACTTGACCTTATTTATTTTTGTTATCGTTTATTACGATTTCAAACTGTTTCTTACAGTTTCGTCCCTTGCAGCATACAAAAATGCCCCTACACCTTGACGATTTGTCAAAGTATATGGGCATTTCATAACCACAGTAGGGGCATTTTACTTTTGATTTATTTTTCATCATTTAAAATTAAAATCAATTACTCTAATATTATCTTTTTGAGCTTCTGATATAGATAAAGTCCCATTTTCAAAAGATACCTTACCTGTTTTATAATTAACAAGTATATCCATTTGTTCCTGTAAACTTAAACCGAAAATATCAGACTTTAACATTCTTACAAGTGCTTTGTAACAAATATCATCAGTACTTTCAGTCGATAAAATTACATTAATATAATCTACTGAAATTTTATTATCAAGTTTAAGCAGAGCAATATCTATATCAATCTTGTCATTATCCGAATTAACCAAGTATAGATTGTCGCTGCATTTTTTATATGTAAAATTTACACCATCTATCGTAAAATCAGACACAATACTTTGAATGAGGTCGTCTTCACTTAATGTAGATAAAACATCACTTTGTGTTGTTTCAGGTTCAAGAGTAGTTTCCTCAACTGCTTTAGAAGCAGGAGATGTTATTTGCGTAACATTTTCAAAAGTAGGATTTGAATTATTAACATTACTTGAGCAAGCTGTGCAGTTGATTGCAAACAATGACAAGATAAGAAAACATAAAGTCTTTTTCATAGTACCACCTCGTGAAATAATATAACTTTAACAATATTATACAAATTTCACAATAGATTGTCAATTGTTTCTCCGTTTATCAGTGCATCTTCAATGTTTGATATTTGCTTTTGCACTTCTTTTTTGAGCGGAAGTTTGTACTGCTTTTTCATTTTTTGATAAAATGCTTTTTTGTGAGGCAGTCATCTTTGAATTGATTTCAATAGACCTGTAACCCATTATTTTTACAAACTCTGTACTATCAGACAATGACAACATCAGTGCGTGAAACTTCCACCAGTGAAGCTTTTCCGAGTTTAAATCAATATGATACTGCTGCATAAAAGCGGCACAGATATAACCGTCATCATATTCGTAACTGAACACTTCTTTATGAGATTTACCGTTGACCTTTTGAGGAGGCTTTCCACAGCGGTAAAACCAAAGAATTTGATTTACAGTCGTTTCATCAGCAAATGACGGAGGTTGATTTTTGCAAAAAACAAGTTTTTTAATATCAGCTAAAGTATTTTCTGCTTTTTCCGCATTTTCCGATAAAAGCATTTCAAATTCCAACCAAGTTCTGAAATCAGTGTTGATTTTGTATTCCGTCCCGACAATGTTCAATCTGTCGGGCACAGAATTAATAAGCATATTCATCACTTAACAATCTTTTGACGGTTGATGTAATGATTTTTGTGCTTATTTCTACGCTGCTGACGGTTGCCGAGTTTTGATTTATACTGTTCGCCGACTGCCTTGTCAAGCTTATTAACCGCAACAATAACGCCCTCATACGCATTAATGCAGGTTGTAAGATTTACCGATTCACCAAACACCTTTTTTGCAGTACCTTCACCGAAAACATCATCAAAGAACTCAAAAATAGCAGTGCACTGAATACGAATAAGCTCTGACCTGCGTTTACCGTTTGTATCAAGCTGTTTCATTTTTGCACTTACGGTATCGTTTGCTTTTTCGTAGCGTTCCATTTCGAGGGCATCGGCTACATCAATGTCAGGAAGTGTTACATTATTAATAACCATTATTTATTCCTCCTTATGATTTAGCTGTAAAAGTTTTAGTTGATGTGTCAAAAGTACCCTCAATAGGGTCACCCTTGCCTAAAAAGTTACCTGTGCAGCCCATTTCGCCGTCATCATTTGTAAAAGATGCAACTTCGACAGCGACATTAAACTTGCGTGCGTGATATGATGCACCCGTTGAACCTTCCTTCTGGTCGAGGTCAACGATAACATACTCGGTTTCTGCATCTTCGCCAACGAGCTGATTTTCACCTATGTTCACGATAAAGTTAATAGCGTCCTGCTCTCTAATCTGGTCAATATCAAAAGCAGTAGTCCAATCATATCCGCTGATTGACTTAGTTGCTGATTTATCACATACATACTTACGGCTCTTAGTCTGAGCTGATGGATTTTCATCAAGTGTTTTTGCACCGACACCCAAAAGTGCAAATGCTTTTTCTTTGCTGCCGTTACTGCAGTTAAGATAATTTGCCTGCATTCTTCTCTGTCTAATTACTTCAGCCATTTTTTACCTCCAAATTTTTAGTATATTCCAAACGGCACTGTATTTGATACCTTGCCGTCTTCGTATCATTGTTCATTACATAGCCTGATGACAAAACCTTGATTGACTGAGCAGTACAGCAATCAGGGAGCTTAGGTAATTTGCGGTTTATGTTCTGTTCTGCAATCCAATCCTCAAGCCTTTCGTAAAATTCAAGGTTTGCCATATTTATTCCGTTTTCCTGACTGTAACATTCTCGGCTTGCAAAGATAAAGAGATACTGACACTTAGCCGAGCCGTCAATGTAGCTTTTTACTACAGTTTTGCAAGGTACAGTTTCAATGCTGTACTGCTCTGCATCTTCGCCGAGATAGTCAACATTCAGCTCTGAATCAGCCTCAAGAATTTCACAGTCACAAAACCATTTAAACAATGATTTTATAATTGATGTTTCCATTATTTACCTCCGCACTTTTCCTTTGCGGTTTTCAAAATGTCTTCCAAGTGGTCTGCTTTCATACGCTCGAACCAAAACTTACCTCGCAAACCGCCTTTTGAAGTACCTTCTTTGCCTTTGCCGGCATTCATATAGTAATTTGTGTGAGCATAGACAGCATCGTAAATAACTTCACCTTTACCAATCTTAGTGCCTGTAATGCCACTCTTTTTAAGATAGCCTGTGTCAAAAGGCACATAAGGGTCAGAACGGCGGAGGACTTCGCTGTCAACAATTTTCTGTACCTTGCCCTCAGCCTGCAAGCCACGGTCTTTAAGCATTGTTTCAGTAGTGTTAAAAAGCAGTTTAATTATCATTTAACCACCAATTTAATGTGCTTTGAATAGTTAGACGCATTAAGATTTTCAGTCACAGAAACAATCTCAAGTGCGTCATAGTTTTTAATTAAATCCGCTGCGTTTGATATATCGCAGTCAACCTCGCCTTGGACGATATAATCGCCTTTCTTGAGCGTAAAGCAGTTGTAAGCCTCATCGGCAGGCATTGCCTTGTAGGTTGCCTTGTCAACATAATTTTCAAGAGCCGAGTGTGGCACACGAATGATGTACTCCTCACTGCGCTTGACTTCCTTATCGGACACAAGCAGCTGGTCTGCACCATGGAAATTTACATCACGCAATGTGTATTTGCTCCATAGCTTTTCACGCCCTAAGGCTTTGCTGCAAAAAAGAGTTATAGTTGTATGATTAGTAAACATCAGCATACCCCCTGATACAGCAAGCCTGTGTTGTATAGCTCTTGTCTGATAGCTTTAAACATTGCCCTTTTTTCTCGGTCTGCAAGGTCATCTGCGTTGTAGTCCTTGTATGTAACACTGTAACCGTCTGTGTTCTCGGACTTAATACCTTGCGGAATATTTGCCACGCTCTGACGGAGTTCATATGCCGCCTCGGCAGCGGCGCAAACAGCATTTTTTACAGGCTCAGTAACCTTCTTAACACCGCCGTTGACAATATAGTTGATCAGCCGTTCAGCCTTGCGTGCATAGCTGTTAAACTCCTGAGCAGGTATCAAAGTACCTGCCCAAGAATCTGTATAATAAGAATAATCTGCAAACATATCAAGATACCTTAATATTCCTGAAAACGCCGCACTTAGTTGTATTTTTGAGTGCGACAGCGGCAACCATTTCAACCTCTGCTTTCTTAACTGCACCCGGTGCAGTAAGGTCAGGCATATATGTTTTAATGATTGATGAACCGCTGAGGGAAACTCCGTGGAAAGCATCAAGACCAAGCTGTACAGCATAAAGGTCGGTAAGTCCTGTTACCTTTGAACTTGATGCACCTGTTTCATAGATTGGTACACAGGGAACAGTGGCACTGCCGTTATAGAAGTTGCCCATATCATAGAAAATAATATCGTCATATCCTCTTGCTGTTTTGCCAAATGCGTCCTCTGACTTTGTAAGATAGCCTGCACGCTGAGCAACACTCTTGAGCTTTGCAATGATTTTACTGTTTCCAAGGAACATTGTCGGCTTGCCGTCAATTCCTGAGAGAAACTCATTGAGCATATCAATCATTGACTGATAGTTGCTCGTAAGGAGTGCCGAGGTAGAAAGGTCAATAACCGTCTTGTCCGTTCCTGCATTGTACTCTGTGCTTGTACCCTTGAGCATAGTGGAAAGACCGTCAAAATCAACCGACTTATCAGTCTTTGAACCATTAATGCAAGTGTACTGGAAGTAGTTTTTTGTTGCCTTTGTCTTCTGCTCAAGCTGAAAAGCAATCTCATCTGTTGTCGCCTCTTGAATTACTCTGTCAACCTCAGCAGCACCGCCGAAGATTTTAAGGTCAACGGTTTTCTTGACTTTCTTTGCCTCATTGGCTGTGTATTCGCTGTTAATAGCTCTGCCGGCGGCGGTTGACGGTGTCTGTAACTGCAAGTAGCCGTATGTCATTGTTGAACCGCCGACACCCGGAGATACGGCATCATCAAATGTTAGTTCATCCATAAAAAGAGAACCTCTGCGGAGAGTATCAATTACCTCCTGTGTGACCTTGTCGGCTCTGCCGACACTTGCTTCTGCTAATGTAATAGGCATATGTTTTCCTCCTTATTTCTTGTAAAAATCTTCAACGGCAGACTTGATGTTTGAGCCGGACTTTGCTTTCGCACCGCCCGTGGGTCCGCCGAGGTTTAACTTTTTCTGTGGTTCATCAGACTTGAAAAGAAAAGGCTTGTTTGTTTTAAGCTCTGCAAGCTGTTCGTCAAGTCCTGTGATACTGCCGTCTTCTCCCTGTGCAACCTTTGACATATCAAGATTAGCCTTGACAGATACCAAATCCGCAGCACCTGCGTTGTTGATTGCAGATTCAACCGCCTGCTCAAACTTGTAGTCGTTGAGCTTTTTCTCGCCGTCTGCCTGTGCCTGTGCAAGATTTGTCTGCCAATCAGGGTCATAACCCTCAAGATTAGCGTTTGCGGTTTCGAGCTGCTTTGACACATCGTCATACTTTTCTTTTTCAATGTACTGACCGCCTGCAAGGTTACCGAGCTTGACATCTGCAGCATTGTTTACCTTTTCGGCAAACTGTTCAAATGTCAGAGCCTCATCACCAAACAAGGCTTTAAGGATTTCCATTAAGTCCATAGTTTTACCTCCGTTTAATTTATTTTTGAGTAATATTAAAAGCCCCCGAAAATCGGGAGCTTATAACCTATAAATATAAATTTGTGGCAAAAGTAAAAGGAGTATTTCAAATACCCCTTTAAATACCTTTTAAAATCGTTTAATTTGCGTTTTAATGAATTGGTGGTGTAACTTTACATTTTGTGTAATAAATCTTAAATAAGTGAAATATCAGCGATTATTGAAATAGATATTATCATAAACAGCTTGGGCTTGTC